GTTTGAGTATGGGGCGACACCGTTGTTTCTAAGCAGCGGTACCCATGCACCTTGAGCGATTTCATTGGAAAAAGCATCACCGACAGATTCTAGAGTAAGAGAAGCCCCAGTCCCTTTTACATTAAACTCAATCGGGTCTTGTGCAGTTTCTATGTACCCTTCACCAGGTTCCTCGAAAGCGTAATTTGCAACAGCATCTCCATCTCCAGACCCTGTTCCTGTTGACTGCGTTATGGTAAATGACCCAATTGTTATCTCTTCTCCATAGGAGGCAACTGTTTCGTCAACAAGTAGACCGCTTTGAAACAAAGTGCTTTTCTGACTAGGCACTGCATAGATAGTTACAGTTTTTATATCGCCATTTGTAACCTGGGCCACCCTAAATCCAGAGTACCCATTAAATAAAGTTATGTCGTTCTGCCTTTTTATTGTGTACTCAGGGTCTGGTTCTATGGGCAGGAAAACAATCTTGTCATCTTTATTAAAATTCCCGCCTTCTACAGCACCCACATTCTCAAATATAGATACTTCTTCAATACCACCTACAGACCTTTCAGTCAGAGCGATATCGCTTGGATTAAGGCCGAAAGAATTTAAAACAACAGTCCCATTATCAGTTCCTTTTGAAATAATTTCATATGAAGACTCAGTATCCCCAGAAGTATGAACGCCTTTTTCTGGAGACCTTGCAGCTTTTCCGCATTCGTCTACTGAAACCTCAATTTCTTTTGCTTTTAGGTTTTTTGATAAAAGCGTAGACTTATTAAAAACAACAGGTGTGAAGTTAGCATCATAAGATCCGAAAGATATTGCTGTCTCTGTTTTTTGCTTACCTATTTCGAACTTAGTAACGATACCCATATAACCAGTAGGCTCATCCCCATCTAGCTGGAAGCCACCGTCTACTGGGTCTTCGGAGAACTTTAAACCGACTATATTTCCTATATCTTCTTCAACAGGGCTTTCTTTAACTACATCAGTCACGGTCTGTACATAGTTGAGTAGGGTCGTTGTTGAGTTTTTTGTTACATTCGAAACAATGTCTAAGTTTTCAGGTGTTTCTCCTGATTGTGGTAGAACTATTTCATCTATTTTTATGGTCTTAGGTATTGGCTCACCGTTTCCATCAAGCTCATCAACGCACTCTTCTGGTTTTGTTCCGCATGTATTCCATGCAGTAAAACTTCTAATGGCATCCCCTGCCTCGTCTCTTTCGCTTGCCAAACAGTCAAATCCATCAGGTTCTGCTTCCTGTGTACCGCAACCAATACCTTTTATTCCGCTGTCTGGGATAGAGCATATTCCGAGATAATAACACCCATCAGGAACTTCTTCACTAGATTCACTTTCTTGATTATCTGGATTAATTATTTCAGTCCCCTGACATTCCAGTACTAGATAATCTCCGTGGGATATATTAGTAGGGTACTCAGATATTTTGTCGTACCTATACTTAAATGCTAGCCTGAAAGCTTCCTGTGCATCTTTTGCAGTTTTTATTTTACTGCATTCGTCATAGTCAGTTCCATCTAGCTCTTCTATTTTTATAAAATGAACAACTTGGGACTTCCCATTAATTTTTACATCTATGAAATTAGTTTCTTCAGGCAACTCCTGCCCGTCAGTTGCATTCTCAATAGCTTCTGCAAGTTCCTGAACTTTATCCTCTAGCTCAGAAATTTTCTGCTTGTTCTCTTCGTCATCCATTAAGAAACAAAAGTTAGTTCAACTTTCCAAAGTCTTTTTCCTTTAAATGATGAGACAGGTGTTATCTTAGTAGTAAGTCTTTCAGAATTCCCTCTATTTAGAGATCCAATGTAAGAAGCACCCCAGGCTATACGACCACCAGCCTTACTTATAGGTTTTCCTTGATAAACAGCAGGTGCACCATCGCCACAATCGTAGTTTAGAATTATGTTTTTTTGACCTTGGAGTTGCCCTATATTTACATTCGTGTCTTCTGTGGATTTAAAACTAACAATGGCACTGTTGCTTTTTTTAAATACAGCGTTCTTTATTAGCTGCTTGTGAGAAAACCCAGACCCGCTTCCAAAACCTTCAAAATATATATCTACCCAAACACTAGGCCATGAGTTTCCTCCTGAGCCTCCAGTGTACGCAACCATATCTTCGGGTAGAGATTTCCCGACATGAAAAAAAGTATACTTCCAAGCTTGTGCAGCTTCAGACCCTCCCGATATGTCACCCCAGTCCATTATACTGAGACCGTTTTGATCGAACCTTACAATCTGAGGAAGATCTATACTGTTTCTCTGCGTGGATGATGTAGCAGTTGACCAGTACCCCTCAAGAGGTATAATCCAGGATACCTGCCAAAGATCCACACCTGGGTTTGATATGTCTACCTTTGCACTGTTTTCTAGAGGTTCGCAAACGCCTTTGCTATTAGACAACGCGATAAAAAGGTTTGAGTTGTTTAATTGAGGTGTTTTTAGCGATCTAGGAAAGTTGTTAGCTGATATGATGTTTGAATTAAAACCATCTATTGAAGGTCGTGTATTCTCAACTGCTACAGGTAGATAATCCCAGGCATCGTAAAATCCTGATTTTTCAACACTTGGGTGTTTTTGGAAATTAGTTTCTGAGTAACCTCTTTCGTGAGCTTTTCTTAAAACAACATAGTTCCTTGTTACCTTTTTAAAATCCTTTGATTCAGTTATGTTTTCAGATATGAAAGTATCTCTTAAATCAACAAAGGTTCTAGTAAGATAAGCTTTTTCCATAGAGCTTCCAGAGGGCTCTATAGTTTGATTTGTCAGGTAGAAGTTTTTGTATTCGGTGTCTTCTTCGCCTATTTCTAGAAAAAGCGGTACACCATCAACCGAGATTTCGCCAGTAACTGTTGACGAAAAAACCCCGTTTCTTACAACTTTATCGCCTTGTACAACATACTTTCTCTGAATTGTATTATACCCAAACTTATTGTCTTGGACAATTTTAGGCCGAGAAAGTTGTCTGATTTTCAGATCTTTCATCTACCACCCTGCTCTTCTGCTTAGTCTTAAGTTTTTATGCTTTTGAGGGGAGACTAATGTAGAGAGTCTTTTCCTAGCTTCGGCTGCACTTCTCATGATAATCTCCTTGTTGTCTCCGTTATACCTGGGATCAACAAGCATCTTATTCTGTGCTATTGGAAGAACTATGTCATAGACCAAATCTCCAGGTATTCTGAAAACCTCTTCGTCGAACTCTAGACCCGCAGGCACGATATTCGCGACAATTTCAACCGAGTATTCTTTATCTGGTACAGGATATACTACGAGTTTAGGTATTACCTGAGTGTCACTCCCGTTATCGGTTTGATCTACAAAATACCATATAGGTCTGTCTTTTTCAGGCTCCTCCATATTAATTGATGGAAAACGACCTCGATATATTCCGACAGGTCTAAAATCCCCACCATGAAAAGACCTAGCTTTAATCTCATCGCTTCTCGCATTCATCGGGGATAGTGGACCGTGATCTACAAGAACAGGCGTTTTATCTACATCAATAACCTCTGGGTCAAGTTCTACCTCCTGCACCCCTTCTTCGAAAACCAGTGTGTACTTTCTTGTAGCCCATCGTGGTCTTCTTCCATCAATAGGTGAGTAGCACTCTCGATATGCTTGGTTTACTGAGATTCTTACTCTTGCAGCGTCTACTGCTGGAAGTTCTTCCGTTGAATCAGCCCCCAGCATACTTGCGACCTGGTCACATACCTCAATAAAAGAAATCTCTGACATAACAGATATATTCTAGGACTCCGCTTTTTCCTCGACTACCGCTTGTAATTTAGAAACCCCTTTTTCAAAGTGGTGATCTACATCTTTTTTCTTTACGGCTTTTTTCTCTTTTTTAGGGGTCTCTTTTTTTTCCTTTTTAGGCACTTCTTTATTCTTCTCCTCCATTAAAACAGAAAAGAACATTCTTTTATAAAGCTTACCCTGTGTTCTAAAAATATCATCAGCCTCTCTTTGGTTTTTAGGCTCATATGCATAGTGTCTGCTTTCTTTGTCCCACTCGAAGTTATACTGAAAACGGCTCATGCCCTTTACTCTAATAAGAGGGATTGTGCCCATCTGATCTCTTTTACCAATAATTATAATTTTCATAATGTTTTTTAAAAAAAGCCCCTCCCCGAAACTCAGGGAGGGGCTAGGGTTAAGCGTGAATGTAGCTAAGGCTTAGAATGAGAAGCCAGGGATCTGACGAACTGCCTCAATTAACTGCACACCAGGGATTCTTCCATTGGTGTCTTGGTAAGTAGCCATTCCGTAAACGGACTGAACACCTACAGCAGATAAGTGTGCATTATTACCACTATTAGCAAAATCATCATAGTGGAAAATCTGTTCATTGAATACACCACCTTTTGCGTAGTATAGTGCAGATTTACCCATTGCTACTGCATATCCAATAGGAGTAGATGCGGAGTTTGCTTGGTAGATAACAGTACCTACTGGAAGCGTAACTCCTGCAATAGCAGCAGCATTGTTAGCCTGAGCAGTACCAAGGTCGGCGAGTCCGTTGATTGTGGACCCATCGGCACTGATGTTAGCGTAACTTACGCTGTAGTAAGTACCATTAGGCTGTACAATCAGAAGATTGCCTCCACCATTAGGCACAACATGCTGTGCACCACCACCACCAGGAATGTTGGAATCAAAGCCAATGAAGTTAGCGAATGTATCCCCACCTAGATTTAGAGCAGCAGCCTGAACAGTGCTTTGAGTAGTAACGAGAGCTGTTGGAAGAAGGGGTGAACCTTGACGACCGTCAGCAGTGTCGATGATTACATTATGGTTAGCAATCATATTGCCGTCCCACATTGCATAGTTACCGCTGTACAGTTTGTTAGAACTGCTACGCTCGTCAGCTTGGAGAATAGCTTCCATGTAATCGGGATCACTGCGAAGTGGACGAAGCACTGCGTCAGGGGCGAAGAACAGGTAGCCAGGAATCTCGGTTTTATCATCCCCTCCAACATTCATGGGCTCACCGCCTTGAGCGATCAAGGCTTGTTTTGCTTCCTGAATGATGTCGGTACTAAGACCTTCAGCGTAGGTAACTGCCCCATTAGCTCCGTAGTCGGAGATCAAGTTGGAGGTATTGTTGTTTAAGCAAGTGTCACGAAGGCACGACTGAATGTGGTCTTGCTCTGTACGCCCTGCCCACTCGGACATAACCTCAGCGGAAAGCTGATCGATGGTTTTACCAGTGAATCTCATAAGTTTGATAACTTGCGTCCATGCGACGGCGTGACGAATTAAGTCAACCTCCACACTGAAAGTACCAAACTTTAACTTACCAGTGTTGTTTTTGAGGATTGCTTCCCCACGAACACCTTGACCACGGATAGGAGCGACAGAAGTGAAAGTCACTTTATCTGATCCACCAGCGGAGAGATCTCTTTTTTCAACTACAGGAGCAGCCGATCCTTCAGATCCGATGAATTTGGAGAATACATTCTTTTCACGAGCATCACGAGTTACGAGCTCCGACCAAAGCCGTGTACGCAAATCGCCGTTAGCGAAAATATCTGTAGTGTAGTTAGTATTATTTGAAAGAAGGTCAACATTACCAATACCTGGTTGTGCTGCCCCTTGAGTTGTTTTAATAGCCATTTTATTTAATAATTATAGTGTTTTTTGTTAAAACCCTATCTAAGAAACTGCCTACCATCTGGCTGACCTAGCATTTGAAAAAGTTGTTCGTTTGAAAGGTTGCCTACATTGTTAAGGACTTGTTCCGCAGATATAGGTTGGTTTGCGGGTTTTGCAGTCTGTCCTGTTGTCAAAACTTTAGCCTGATTACCCATGACGGGTGGTTGTTGCTGAGGTGCAACTTGCTGAGGTGCAACTTGCTGAGGTGCAACTTGCTGAGGTGCTTCTGTAGCACCCTTACTCATTGCAAACTCATTTGCCATAATCTCAGGCCATCGTGGTGACGCAAAAACTGCTGCATAGTCGGGGTCTTGCTCAGCGTTTGATATAAAGTAGTCAAACTCCTTGCGGTACACCGAGTTCTTGTTATCCAGCTCTGGATACTTTGAAACGGCATTATTCCGACTCTCCAACGCTCTTTGCCGTTGGGATTCTTGAGCAGATCGAGTTTCTTGTTCTTCCTGCATCTGACGCTGATTTTGCAAATTATTGATCTCTAGCTCCTTTCGAAACAGATCTCTTTGAAGCTGTATAGCTTTAGCAGTGTCCATATCTTCAGTAGCCTCAGCAATTTGAGACTCCAAAGAAACAACGCTTTCTTTCAAACCGTTAAGATTTAATTCATATGGATCTTCTTCTGGTTGGCTCGGTTGTTGAACCTGAGCAACCTGCGGTTGAGCGGTTTGCTGTCTTCCGTATATTACATCGGAAGCATCTTGAAAACTGCCCTCGAATCCAGACGATCTGTACAAATCAATAACTTGTTGATCGAGCTCGCTTCTTGGTCTTACTCTTCTTTTCGCCAGACGGTCGGCATCACTTTCAGCCTCGTTCGTCTCTATAATCTCGGTAAAATCCTCCTCTTGATCGCTCACTTCGCCTAACGGCTCAGTTTCGCTTTCTTGAGATGGAGTCTCCTCGATCTCGGGGCTTGCAACTTCATTGCTAGCCTCGGTTCCTAAAGCATCTCGGAGAGCGTCGGTTGCCACATCCGAAAGATCTTGTTGTTGTTGAGGGGATTCAACCACCTCTTCTGTATTTTGCATACCAGCAGAATACAGCGTACTGATTTAAAAATTAAGCGATTGTATTAGTACTTGTAAATACCTCTTGCTCCAGGCTTCTTTTTCTCAGGCTCCTGGCATTTTTGTTTCTTAATGCACTCTTTATTCTTACAACCTGGGCATGGTTTAAATTTTTGTTTATCTTTTTTTTCCATTTTTTACCTCCTGGTATACTTTTATAGACATATATATTATAGTTATTAAACCCGCTATACTCCCGAATAAGGAATCTAGCGAAGAAAGTCCGAAAGTAGCTAATGTGCCACCAACTCCTGTTACTGCTACTCTGTCGATTATGTTCATTTATCGTCTGTGAGGCGATGGCCCGAAATAAAAGCCGAGGATTCCCATAAGGGCTGTTTGCCCCATGTATGCAAGGTGTCCGCTACTGAGCGTGATGGGGTCTTGGCTTGCTGGCCAAGAGATGATTCCGAACAGCAATTCTGTTCTTCCTTCGCCGTTGGCGTTAGTGATAGAAAGGAATTCCGCTTGTGGGAATATGGTACAGAGCAAGACGCAAAAGCAAAGAGTGCCAATCCCCATAAAAGCAATAATGCGACGAGAAAAATCCCTGAACTCATTATTACCTCCTTCAGCCAGCTTAGCTTGTAGCTTAATGAAATTTTCATTTGCTCTACTTTCCCTTGCAATTTCGAGCTCGTGCTTCTGGCGGCGACTCTCAAATAGAAGTCCGAACCCACCTTTGAGCATAGCCCCCATAGCAGTAGAACCGCCTCCAGTAAGAAGCATAAGAAGGATCTCACCCATTTCACTCCCCTCCTCCGTAACGCATCTTATCTAAAAGCTCTTCATGCTTTCCTGATATTTTTTCTAAAAAAGTAAGCCTCATATTTTGCTCAGCATCGTCAGGTAAAAACCCTAACTCTCCGCGAGGCCATTTAATCCTAAACTCCGCATTCATCTTAACATCATGATTAAGTCGAAGGATCTCCATCTCCAGGGCGTTTAATCGAGCGTAGATCATAGCTCCAGAGTAAACAATGAATATGGCTGTGCCGAAAACTTTGGCAACGAAGCCTAGGTTGGTTGATACTTTTTTGTTCTCTCCTATCTCGTCGCTCATAATAATGCTGGGATTAACTTGGAGTTCTTATCGATACCACTAATGGTTGGATCACTTGCAATTGCAGGGGGTAGTTTTGTTTCCAAAGACTCATCAACTTGTCCTTTGATGTATTGAATCAACTCCCCATTGTCCTGCGTCATTGGTTGGTCATATAGGTCTGCGTGGAGAATACTTGTGCCATTGTCACGGAATATTCTCGCACCAGAAATAACCAATGGAGTGTTGCCAGTGTTCTGTAATTTGATGTCAGCAATGGCAGTATTCACTCGATAGTTCATGTGGTCAATCGCATCGATTGCACCAAACCATTGCCCAATGCCAGTAGAGGTGGTTGTTTGTTTTACATAGAATGCATAGAACTCTCTGACATCTGCGACCCCATCACCATCAGAGATGTCGATCTGCACATTCGGATAGTCTGCGGACAGGGTAGTCAGATTGTCTGCATTAATTCCGTTGTCGTTATAGATAGTGTCTGCCTGTTGGTTTGCCTCGAAACTAATACCTACACTCGTTGCGATACCAAAAGCCTCGTAGGGGAGGAATGCCCCTGTCCCTGCTTGGCAGGTGATTCGCAGACGAATATTGTCACCCAAACTCACTTCTTGGCCTGTGTAAGTGCCAGACGATGTCACTTTGTTTCCTGCCGTACCTGCAACCACTAAGTTTTCTACCTCTAGGTTTTTGGTAATATTGAAAAGTTGCAGGGTTGCAGTTGCCTCTACATTTGTAACCTCCCAAGGCAGGACCGTGTTTTCCCCATAAGTTCCGATAACTTCTGCATTGTTGCTTAAAGTAATTGTTCCAGTGGTCTGAATATCTCCGACAAAACTGGATGCCTTGATGGTTAATATGTTACCGCTAATCGCGAATGCAGAAGCAGCATCCGTTACATTTCCGTCAATCACTACATCGTAAGAGCCCGCATTAATGGAGTTACCTTCCCGTGAAACAATAGTTGATGTTTCTCCTGCGTAATTATCCACTAAGTATGATTTTGCTCTATTGTAGAATTTCTGCGGCGTGTCTATTTCACTATTACCATCTGCTGTTGCTTTCGTCTCAGTAATGAGTTGGTCGTCAAACAAAACCCAATTAACAGCAAGTTCGCCTAATCCTTTAAGGGCTTGAGTAGAGGAGGAAAGTGAGTGGTTATAAGAGCAAAACTGGAATGTAAATTCATCGGCATCCGTATTATCATTTGAACGACGGTCTACCCGATAGAAACCTCCAAAATTATCAGTATCCCAATCAGAAAAATCAGGCCTTCTCGTATTTGATGAGCTAAGACCCCAGCTGTTATTTGCTTTTACATATAAGTTGGGGTAGTCGTTTTGCGCACTAGGGTCATCTGCGTTATATTCGTGTAAATGGGCAGAGGTTGTAATCTTTAAGGTTGATATATTACCATTTGCATCCGATGTCGCGCTGTACTCAAAGGGGTTAGTGTAATCATATGTGACCGAACCATCAGCATTAATAACCCCGTTCAGCAAAGTAGGAGTAGTGGTGTATGACCCCGCAGCTGTAGCTGGGGGGTAGGTTGCGTTTTTTGCATAATCAGAAGGATTATCCTTCAAGTATAATTCTACACCCTCAATAGGATTGCTATCCGCATCTTTAAATTTAAAAGACACCTCCTTTTTAGTGACAACATTTCCCCTCTGGGCGTTTGGATTGCGCTGCACGGGGCGCCACATAGTGATTATATTTGAACCTGTGGCAGAGTTTACGATTTCAAAATCATGATGATGGTGGGTAACAGTTGTTCCGCTCCAAGCTCCGCCCGATAGAGTTCCTTTCACGCCATATGAGCCATCGTGCCCAAAGTCACACACACCAAAATTTTTAGATGCATCAAAATTTCTTAAGGAAAACTCATACCAGCTATCTAAAACTTCAGATACGCAAGCATTTTCCAATACAACATCTATTTGCTTAGTGTTTTTTGGGTTAACTCCATTAATGTTAATCAGTTTGCCGTTATCCCACCATCCATCGCCCATGCTTCTCATTTCCACTGGTTGCCAGTTACCTGAGTTGTCTTGCCTAGGAGACATGAAAGTGGTGTTTTTTATATCATAATGACCGTCTATAGAACAAGGGCGGTTAGTGACTATCGTACCACCCTTAGACCATAAGAAGGAAAATTGGTCGAAGAAAAATCCATGCTCATCGGGGTCATATGCGCTCGTAGAATCTCCAGAAATTATAACACCTGTACCATCCGAATAACCGACTCTACCATTATTGTTGTATTCCTTGCCGTAGTTATAGATTGGTATTCTGGTATACTCACTAATGGTGGAAGTAATAGTAAACGAGTTATCAGAATCCACGCCAGCCCAATAATAACCACGCTCTAGTGTTATTGTGTTTGTGGTTACCGATAAAACCCTGGCTTGCTTCTGCTCTATTGCGGAGCCTGTAACATTTCTGAATCTTAATGCATCTCCTGCCTCAACACTATGTCCCGTATGAGTTATTACATAATTCCCATCACTATCCACCGACCACCCATCTATGAAATTCCATGACCTAGAAGCAGTGGTTTCCTTGACCTTAATTACATGGGTTGTGGCAGTTGCTGATGTTGAGGTGTGATGAAATAACATTACCTCCTTGTCAGGATCGTGCCACAATGTGCCTTGTATATGAAGCCTGTTTGTTCCGAAATCGTAGTATGTTATGCCATCGTCAGTTGTTGTTGTGACTCCGATATTAGTTGCAAGGTCTGACAGGTCATAGTCTCTCCCAGATTGATATATTACTCCACTTGCTGGTGCTGCAAAACTCATTATGCGTAATCCTTTTCTACTGAATCCAAATCACCACTGGTTACATCGTAAGCAAGGGTCTGAGTTAAGACTGTAGTCCCACTGGAATCTGTGACCACTATGCCAGTAAGTGATCCAGAATTGTAGGAGAGTGTCTTAGTCTTGACCAAGGTTACTTTGGTTGAATCAGTGTATGTAGTTACTGTGGATACATTGCCATTAGCATCATATCCAATTTCCGAATAGGCGTCATCCCCAGCTAAGCCACTAATACGGGAGTAGAGGTTTTTAACCTCACCCCCAATAGCATGGCCTATCTGAGAAAGTACGGAAGCCACATCCTGTTACACTTTGGCAGCAGCTAGTGAGCTAGTAAAAGCCGCTACAGTTCCTAAAGGTATTGCAACAGAGTTAGCGTCATAGCCTAATATAAGACTATCTCCAGAGTCTACAGTTACCTTGCTTGCGGTAATGTCTTTTGCCTTAAGATCTGCTTTTTCAGTACCTAGACTGAACTCCCAAAAACCCTGTCCGCTGTTTTCGTCCCAGATTAAAGAAGCTTTGTCACCATCTCCTACTATTGGAGCATGATCTACGGTAATATCCCAGAATTCTGGGTCCGATGAATTTTCAAAATAAGCTATTGACCACCCATCACTCATTGTGACATCGCTGCCTGCATAAGTACCTATAACCTGAGACTCAGAACCTTTTTCAAGGGTAATATTTCCTCCGACAGAAAATCGAACCTCCCAAGTAACACTGTTTGTGTCAGATGCCTGGTAAATGGCTGAAACTTTCTTAGTTTCTCCTCCGTATTCTAAAGCATCAATAACTGCTGTTGTAGAAGTTTTTGCCATAGCCCCAGTATCACCAGTCCAGCCTAAAGTATTTGAAGCGTAGCCTAATGTTGGGGTGTAAGTTATTAAAATAGCCCAAGCATTCTGACCTGGATCTACATAGTTTACGCCCCAGCCATCTATAAAATCTATTTCCTCAGTGGCTTTTGAAAGTGTACCGATTTTAAATGTAGTACCACCAGTGGGGGTTAAATTAAGATCGTAGACAGAAGTTGAACCAACACCCGAAACTTGAACAGTACTAAGTGTCCACTTAGTGCCGCTTGCATCGGTGTAAGAGTAGGTATCACTCCAATATGTGGTCGCAGAATTAACTGTCCAACTAAAACTATGAATCGCTTCGTTTGTCCATGCGTCAATTTCGTTAGATGTAGGAGCAACAAACCCATCAGGGTGTTTCGTAGTTGAAATATCTACCTGTTCTTCTGATTCACCATCACCTCTATTTACCTGAAGACCAGCAGTTGAGGCAGTAGCTGTTCCGTCAGAAGCTGTGAGGTTAACCTCGATTATATTATCTTCAACAGCTAGAGTCTGAGTATTGAGTGTTGTTGTTTCACCGTTAACAGTAAGATCACCTCCAATTGTAAAATTACCTGTAACAGAATCTATAGCACTAAGTGTCGGGGCGTCTGTGATAAGGGAGTAAGGGATATTACCAGTAGCTATAGTCCCAAGGGTGGTAATATTTGCGGAACCTGCCCATGTCGATAGAGCCGTATTTTCTACAAGATCCAGACCCACTTGGGATTTAGTAACGGCGTGCGGGTTAAGTGTCGATGTTGTGTGGTTAGATAAAGAGGTAGTGACTGTTTTTACTTCAGCTCCTACTTGTTTACCTATCTTTCCTAAAACTGTTGTTGGTGTGTCTGCTTCGCTCATGGGTTTATTTTATAGTGTTCATACGATGAAAGGAAATCGGTTTCATTTCCGTATTCGTTTTTTAAATCTTCTATGTCTTTATCGTTTAAGTATGGCAGATCCGACCAGTTGTTGAATCCATCACCGCACTTAATTTTTTTATTGGATGTGTTTAGACAAAGCTCGCCTTGAAAAGGGATAGGATTCAAAGTAACCCACCTTTCTTCGGAATCTTTTCGTATAACTATTGTGACAGACATATCTAATACCCTGAGCAGTTTGAGCTAGATGCATTGCCTCCATCTATAAATATACAAAAATCTACATTTGAAGATGTAAGAGGGCTAAGATCAGTTGTTGTAATAACCCTGTCTTCAAGATCTGAAAGGTCGTCTTTTGATGCATATGAGCTATCTTCAGGAGGTGCTGATATAACACGGTAAGAACGACCCTCTGGAATAGGGTCTGGATCGCTTGATGTGATTACTTTAAATTTACCCATATCAACTACCTCTAAACATTTTAGGATGTGATGTTTTTAAGTTTTTGGTTTCGATCTTGATAACAGTTTCGACGAGAGCCAAAGGCGATACCTTCTCAAGTGCGTTAACGACTGCCTTGAGTGCAAGCGTTTCCTCTGCCGATGTTGAGGGGTCGAGCATCTTTGTGAGATATCTCCCTCTTTCCGTCTGAAAGCGTTTCTCAAGATGTAAAAAAGATTCATCATTGGATAGCCTCTTTAAGTCCGAAAACTTATCAAACATCACGATATCTGGCATTATCTTACAGAAGTGGCTCGATTTACTTTATTGATAACACCAGTAACTGGTTGAAATATGGTGCCTAAAGACGCACCGAAAGCTGGAAAGTCTGGTCCGAACAATCTTTTTGCAACTTCTTTATTTTCATTTTTTCTTCTGTCCCGCCTCCTTTTTAATGGCTTGGGGAACGAAGGTATTTTTGAGTTTTGGTATTTTCTGAATTTTGGTAATGTTGGTAACATAGCTTTTAAGGTTTTTTGTTATTGATACTGGTTTTGACCTTGAGGGTTACTGTTTCCCATCACGGCAGCAGATCCTTCAGTGTTTGCCTCTGCCTGCCCTGGGGATCCAGCTCCGTCAGATAAAAGTTTCATTATCTCCGCCTCTTGCCTTGGATCAGCAGGGGCTTGCTCGGGAAGAAGTTCATCAACATTCTCGTACCCAAGTGCATCTAAAATACGCTTACACAAAGGACGAACGAAAGGACGCATCTCAGGAGGTGACTCGAAGAATCTTTGCTGTGCCTGTAGTGCGAGATTTGCTTTTTCAATAGCCCTTTGGCCTTGGTCCTGTGATAGTATTACAGTTGCATCGATCTCCATCTTCTTAACAGATTCAGGAGTCATGGATCCAAACTGTTTAATGTCGCCCTCCATGTACTCGAAAACCTCTTCTTCATCTAAGGTAGTGGCTGTAATCTTTACTAACTTAGTTAAATGATCTTCGAACCCTTTTACTATTCTACGCATCCATCGACGGCCGATCTTTGACGCTTCCCTAAGAGTAGCTTCAACACCTGTTGCCGTATTAGCAGGAGCAAGTGCCTGGTAATCCCCTTGTGCCATATTACTTACTCCTAGCCAAAGCTGAACCAAGCCAAAAACAAAGTCGATCATCTGCTGTGTTTTAGCATCTGCATTAGGTAACTGCACATAACTTATGAAGTCATCTGCCGTATTTCCGTCCTTAAGCTCAAAAACACGACCTGGCATAAGCTCTATGTCTTCAGGCTCTTCCTCGACTGCATGGGCGTTAGCACCAACAATAGGGTTAGCGGTAAGTTCATTTCTGTAAGCCTCAGAGTTAAACTGCTTATCAATAAATTCTTGGTAGACTGAAATTCTTTCTGGTAAAGAGGGACCCCACCATCTGTTACGCTGCCTTCCGATAGAAACTGTGCTGTAAGGGAGTCTGTTATCTGGGGTCACTTTAGCTACATACTCGTAATAGATAGCTTTTTTAGTTTCAGGCTCTAAGAATAAGCAGAAATCTTGAGGCGTACCAGTACCTAAAACATCTCTTCTAACCCAGCACTCAACCACCTGAATGCTTGGGTTTTCTTTGTTGTCGAAACTTAAATCCTCTTTGGATTCATCACGGGGTGGTATTGAGTTGTAGTTACCCTCAGTGTTCGTGTTAGTCCTTTTATTTGCATCCTTTTTTACAGACTCGGAAAACTCTGAGTAAGAAAGCCATTCACGATTTAAAAACATATTCTCAGCCCACTTCAGAGGCTTGTCGTATAGCTCAACAACAAAATCAGCATCCTGAACGCTTTCCACATCTGATGGGCATAAGAACCTGTCAGAGTCAATGACTACGCTTTTTGCACCTTTGAATATAACTTGCTCTGTAGGTACCCCATTCGGGTAGGGTCTAAACTCATGAACGCCAGGAGTCATAACAAAAGATGGGTCTTCCTGAAGCCTTAACATCGGCATCCCTGTCTCAATATCTACATCTTGTATGAACTTAGCCTCTCCCTCAATAATGGGTCCGTAATTGGGGATCTCTTCGAAGGATTCTTCTTCAATGTTATACAAAGCATTTCTTTCATAATCCATCCACTGGGATGTCTTATTTTCGAAGACTGCTTTCATTATGCAGGCTCTCTGTAAAAAGATGTGCAGGTAGGACTCCTCAAGCCTTTCTCTAGTATGACCTACTGTTTCTAGCTTCCAATTAAAGTACTTGTCATAAGCATCGGTCTTGACTTCGTCAGACCTCCCCTGAGGCATAAAACGAAAGAAAGGAGATGTTCCTGTGATCTCGTCTTCAGCCCTAGCTAGGAAATGATCTACGACAAGTGTTGTCATAGGGACAGGAACATTAGATTTTGAGTATATAGAATCCAGAATCTCTCTATCTGGCCTGTCGTTTTGATAGACATTCCAGCTTAATCGATCTGACTCGATTCTCTCCTTGTTGTCCATCTTCAAGCTTTCAACACGCTCAAAAGCGTACTTTAAGAGATCGCTCTCCTGCTCTTCTGTTAGCTTTAAATTAGTATCGATCATATGTAGATTTCAAGCGTCCTCGCTTGTTTTAGGATAGACGACATCCCTTTTATTCTCTCACGATACAAACGATCTTCAAGGGGTTGTATTTTAGACCTATCAATTCCAGACTTTATTCTTTTGTTGATGTCTCTCTTCATTTTACCAGATCTGCTCTTCTGGGAACTTATCAAAGAGTATATCTTAAAATAGTTTTTATTCTTATTGTAGAAATCTTTAGCTTCTCGACCTCTGCCATTTTTTAGAAGGTATTGATAATGCGTGTCGTAGCTTCCAGTAAGTTTGCTAAGGTCATAGTACCTTGACTGCATCTGAGTGTCTCTTGTCTCGTCTTTGTACAACCTAGATACAACAGGTATAGCTCTAGTGCTTCCGATATTAGGTGTTTTACCTTTGAGCTTGTCGTAACCAAACCCACTTATAGCCATAATCTGCCTACCCATAGTACCGAAGAAATAGCTAAATGTGTGGTCTATAGTTGATGGCGAAATATCTACAAAGCCAGATTGATTTTCGTTCCCACCTGTTAATTTATTTAAAGTCTTTGTAAGATCTTTCGATATGGGGTTTACACTACTAAAATAAAGCTGAGAGTCAGGCTTTTCACCTTTTTCAAAAGGGCTTCTTTCAGGTCTGATCGGATTGCCCATAAAGTTAGAGTTATACGATATTTCGTAAATAGGTCTTACAGCATGTGGTATAACCCTACCTAGACCCGTACCGCCACTCATTGGGTGGAATGTATCCATTGCACTGCTTAAGACTTCAGACGCTGCTTCGAAAGCTCCATACTTCCTGTCTGCCTTACCTGCTGAATCTACCGCAAAATCTGCAAGCGTAGCACCGATTCCGTAGGGTAAATTCCAGCCATAAGGCAGAGGAGCTACAACCCTGCCCCCGTCTCCGTTAGGTTTAAGGAAAATATTCAACCCATGCTTTTTCTCCCATGACGACAGCCTATCCCAGTGCTGTTCCTCAGTCTCTTCATCCTCGCCTGCGTACAGACGCATAAGCAGTGAGTATGCAAAACCTCCCATAATGATTTTCATCAAAAGTCTTTGCTTGAACTCAGTAGAGCCTCCCATATCGGGAGATGTAAGTGCTCTTACAAGACGAGCATTACCTGAGATGCCAGCACCGAAGAATGGGAATAGTGCATTGAAAACATTTGTGTAATTTCCTTTTCTGTTAAAATCTACAGTGCCCTCTCTACCTCCTTTATATGCAGCGTTCTGAAAGGTAGCACCATTCATTACCATAACCTTGAAAGCCTGCATACGAGTTGCATTCTCAACACCTGTGTTGATGTCATTAACCCAGTCAAAAAATACAGTTCCAGCATTTCTACTATTGAAGGGCTTTCCAGACTTTTGGAATCTCTTGAGCTTTCTAATAATGTCAGATGTTTTCTTCTCTGCATCAATAAGACCAAAGAACTCAACCTTACCGCCTGCTTTCTGCATGGCGATAGCTGTCATGGCTGGGTTCTGGAATAGCTTAGTTAACTCCTCCTCGGTTATATCATTTCGGTCTTTTTTCATGACCTCGTTTAGGAACCTTCTGTCAGAATCTGAAAGAACGGAATCCATACTCTTACCAGCTCTTCGGGCTTTTGCTACTGCATACATACCTTTGAAGTTGCCGTACATAGATCGAGGATCGACAATCTGTTTAGCTATGTCTCTCGTTTCTTGGTCTGATTTTAAGTTCAACACACCACTAACAAAATCCCTGAAAAAGTTAGTGAGAATGAAATCCAAGTTCCAAACAGTATAGATAGAGGAGAAAAACCCGCTAGCTATTCCGAAAGCTCTTAAGATAGGGCCCATCTGAAAGTTGTTCTTATTCTTCAGAGCATCCGAAATTCTCTTTCCTGTATCGCCTTTAAAAATGATGTAAACAGGCTCACCTTTTACACGAACTGTAAACACATTGTCCTCTAACTCTAGAGCATTTACTTCCATCTCCTGAAAGTAAGACTTATCCTCCCCTAAATCAGGGTCATAGCTTAGCTTTAGAACTTTTTTAGTCTCGGAGTGCTTACCGAGATCTATCGGTCTAACTATTTGAAAGATTCCGCCCCACTCTTTTTTTAACTTTTCGTCCTTGTTTACCATGTTCAACAAGTCAAGAAGACCTCTAGATGTCTCTTTGTTCTTGTTAGCTCTAAGCACAGCCTCAAGGTTACTTCGAAACGCATTCCCCCAGATCTCATGAGAGTTAGCTTTAGTGGTTCTACCAAGTGCTGCAGTAAGTGCCAGTCTTCCACCTGTCTGACTAAAACCAGAACCAGTACCCTGGGCTCCTGATACTTCATCTATGTGAACCATTTCTTGGATCATGTCTAACCCAGTTGGGTAGTCATCGATCATCTCTTTTTCAAAACCTCTTAATGGAGCCCATACAAACTCGCCCTTTTCGTTAGTAGCTGCCTTTTTAAGTCGTGCAAATTGATCTGCCGAAAGAACCTCACCTTCTACCAATATTCTCAAGGTATCCATGTTCATTTTATCGAAGTCTTTAACTATGCTGTCTAGTTTTTTGAATTCAGGATGCTTTTCTGTTGTTTTTAGTATTCTGTCAGCCTCTTTTTCTGACATACCTGAGCCCAGGATATTCCCTTCCTTATCTTTGCCTTCAAGCATAGGGCTCTTTTTATACTTCTCCCGAATGTATTTGTTTCTTATTTTGGCAAACCTAGCGTAAGCAAAATCACCGAAAAACTTCAAAGGATCTTCCACATTAAGCTCTGAAATTTTCTCCATGAAAGGAGTTTCATATTGAGCTTTTGCTTCGTCTACTTCAACACCTGTCTTGCCCGTGTAGAGACGGATCTTTTGATTGAGCCTGACAGAGTCCATATCCGCCTTGTTATTAGGATCAATTACACCTTGTTTTATAAGATCCTGGATCATGAGCTCATTCATCTGCTCTAGCTCGTAGTAACTGTTGACTATGCCAGAGTGAAGCGAATGCTTTACCCTGCTAACTAGATTCCTTCGTATAGACTCGTTAAGCTTAAACTTCTTCTCAACACCTGCACGGGTGAATGCATCAGAAAAAGACTGATTACCAATAATCCATTTTAAAATCTTTTGGAAACCTGAAAGGTTTTTCTCTATAACGGGTGAATCAAGATCTTGACCAGAACTAGCTTGGTCTTGCAGAGACTCGTAGTCGTTTATGTCATCATGTATGTTTTTAGATATACCAGCACCAAGGTCGGTTCCTATGGCATCAAGAAGGTCAGGGCTTATGGAATTTATGGAGGTAGTATCTCTGGCAACAGCAGATATACCAGCACGATCAATGGGCTGACCGCTTACTGTATTGACCTCTCCGCTCTCATAAAAAGAAGCTGGATCTGATTTTGCGAAGGCGATCATGAAGGCAGTCTGCAACCTTGCGTAGTTATAGCTTCCGTCTTTGTTTTTGAATATCTCTTCAAAACCCTGAGCTACAACCTTTTTACCATCTTCGCCTTTTGCCTCAACCTTATGTAGAGAGCCTTTGTATATAACTAAATCGCCTATCTTTTTTGCATCTAACTGCTTTCTATTACTTACGACATCTAAGCCCATAAGAGCTACGAAAGAAGATTTGTACTGCTCTTTAGTTTGAGAAAATACGCCATTCATATTCTTGACGAACCTATCCATAGATTTGTTGTCAGAAAATGTAAGGGTCTGGATGACTCGACCTTCTTGCTTAATATCTAAAACGCCAGTATTTGTTCTAAGAAATAAAGATTTTCTAGGAGAGTACTCTCTTTGCTTTGCACCCTCTATAAGCTTATCTATAAAATTAAGATATGTCTCGGGAGGTATGAGATTCATTCTTCTTCTTCTTACATTACCTCCGTCATTCATGAAAATTGCGTTTCCAGAGTATGACGAAAGTCTTGTCTTCTTTAACTGGTTTTCCTTGCTAGCGTCTCTTAAAAGACCTGAAAGCTTCTGGATTGCTGTTTCTAATGTAGAAGAATCTGGAACTTTAAACTTCTTGATACCACTCTTAATACCAAACTTATTAAGATGATCTAGGATGGCGTTTTGAACCTCTGTTAGGGGTGCTTTAGATAGAAAACCATAATATGCCTCTAGAGCTACGGAAAAATCATTCTCTCTCTGAGGTACGATTTCTGAAAGGATGTCTAATATGGTATTGTCCTTACCGTTCTTAGACTTGTATATGCGGTTGGATAAAAACTCTGTATCTCTATCTATCCAGCCTTTTAGTTCTTTATCTTGTGAAGCAGGGTTATTAGCAGTTAAAAACTCGTCTAGCCCGTTATCTTGCATCGTAGGTTTCCAACCTCCCCTAGCATCTTTTTGAGGGTCTTTCGCAACCTGGGCAGAGGAGCTTAAGGGAGACTCAGACCATATTGAAAGAGCAAGCATCTGAGGGGTTATAAAATAACCTTCTTCAGACATAGCACCGTGCAGCTTCTCCTCGGCTGCATAGAACCTATCGCTAGCTTTTAATAACTCATTACGGACTGCTTCTAGTTTAGATAGCTTGTTGTAGTCATCTATATCCAGAGCGAGGCCAGATTCTGATGATTTTATATCGAGCTCCTCGTTACTCTGCTCAATGAACCTTAAGATGTCTCTCTTTGTAGGCCTTGTTTTGATAACCTCATCGGGAACGCCAATCTCCTTAAGCACACTGTCGTCCAAGGCAAGAGAGGCTGGCTCTGACATTTTTTGCTGAAGATCTAGAAGTGCATTGTGGTACTCATCTATATCAGAAGCACGCTCGGAGTTGTCTAGCTTTATAGTAGTTTCCTCTGACTCAGGGTCTAGTATGATATATTGACGAGAATCTAATACATCATCATGATTCCTACGGCTAAGACCTAAATCAGCAAGGAGTTGACTAGACGCGTGTTGGGCTAAAATAGCAGACTTCTGACTTTCAGTAAATGTTGCTCCAGCGGGGCTAGATGCAAATTTCCTATACTTATTTAAAATATCTCCGTGGGTAACTGTACCCTTACTAGAGTCTGTGTATGCAACAGAGGTCTTACTTGTGGATGAGACCTTCCTCCGTATAGGGTCTTGAGGGTGGACTGTTGACTGTTCTTCGCCAGTTGATGCTTTTACATCGCCAATCTTGTCCTCCTGCATGATTTTTTCATAAGCAGGAAATGTTTCTCTGTAGAAACTGTCTAGATTTTCATGAGACCACAGGTTTGATATTAATCCGCCCTTGTTGTCTGGGTCTAAAGCGTGAACTTTTCTCAAAACCTCTAGGTTGAACATCCTAGCATTCATCGCTGACTTAGGCATACCCATAGCAAGAAGCTTAACAAGACGAAGGAAGGACTCGTGTATCCTCATCTTCTCTTGCTCCCTAAGAATCTCGGTCATTATCTCAAACGCTTCAGGGCCGTCGTAGAAATTCTTAACCTCTTTCTTCTCTACTTTTTTAGCTTTTGGCCTTTCGTTCTTAACTAAGTTTTCATAACTCTTGATGTAGGCATCTCTTTGTTTAACTAAAGAATCTATATCTGGTCTGTAACTTGGATCGGACTCCATATAAACAGCATCTAGCCCTGCAACTCTAATCTGTTCGTTTAGTCTATAAAAGCCTTCTAGGTATTCCTTCTTGAGTTTCGAAAGCTCTCTTTGATTAGAATTTTCTAAAAATCTTTGAGCAGCAGCAACCTCGTTGTACTGGGTGTTCATCCACTGAATTGTAACCTTACTTGGGTTGTTTCTAATTAAATCAACTGCCTTTATTCGGTCTATAAAAGCCTTTACCTCCTGTCTGGTGACTATCCCTTTTATCGGCATGTTATTTACCTCATCTAGGATAGAACGCTTTTCTTGATCTGTTAGGGCTGAAGCGTACAAGTCGGCATACTTCTGGAAAATAGGTGAACGCATAAAAGGGATAACCGACTCAAGCTCCTTCTCTGCGTTTTGAATAAAATAGTCAGGATCAAAATCTTTTAGCCTTTCCTCTCTTTCCTTAGCGGTCTCTTTACGCATAGAAAGATAGGGGTTTAATTTTACTACACTTCTTCGAGTCTCCTCGTCAAACCACTCTGGATCAGAGGCCGAAGGCGTAAAACCTGCACTTCCGTCCTCTCTCCTTTTAGACTCTTCGGTACGAAAGTCTTGAGGGTCTTGAGTCCTCATATCTTCCAGTTGAACGGGTACATCCTTAACAAACCTATTTCCGAAACTCACATTCTTGTTTCCCGAAAGATCGAGTAGCATGTCGTAAAGAATACTGGCCTCATCCCTCTGCTGACCTTCCTTGAAAGTCATGCCTTGGAAGTCGGAAAAACCTAAAGATTTATGGAACTGATTGTTTATGTCTTCTAGGAGAGCACTAAACAATGGTCTTTTAATGTCTTCGTAATTATCAACCTTTTTTACAAACTCACGAATTAATGGTTTGTCCAGCTTACGCTTTCTTCCAGACTTTGTGAAAAGCCTGATTGCTTCATTTGTCTGAAATAGATTCTCCTCTAATAGTGAAATCTCATGGCTAAGCTTAGCTAACAAATGCTCATTTCTTTTCTCTTTACTAAGCTGCTTCTCGATAGCGGCTTTCTTGCTTTTAATCTGATACTCGAATGTATCAACAAGGTTGAAAGGCATGTCTGGGTATGCTAGGAAAATCTCAAGCATTGTAGGGTTGTAATCAACCTGACCAGTCCGCCCTACCTCCCTCTGGGTATTTCTAACAATGGTATTCCAGTTATTATTAAAATAGTTTGGAAGACCTGAACCAGAGGTTATTCCGTTAAACGAAAAAGGTACTAGCTTTAAAATGTCATAAGCTCTTTGAATGCCCTCCTTCTCCTCCTTACTTATGCTTGGGTCAGCGAGAAGGCTTTCATATCTCTGCTTTTGATTTTTAGAAAGACTCGGTCTTTTATCCCCTATAAATTTTAAATTATCTAAAGTATTAAGGCTCTCCTTTATTACTTTTACATTCCTAGCAAGACCGAAGTTATCTATAGCAATCTCACCATTCTCATCTGTAGTCAGAACCTCAAAAGATGGCTTTCCGTCAACTTCGGTAAAACCTAAATGAACAGGACCGCGAATACCAAATACCCCAGACTCTTCTGGGAAAGTCCTTTTAAATATATCCTCGACCTCCATCTTTATTCTAAGCGGGAAGTGGTAGTTAGCTTGATACCCTCCATCTGCTGCCATGACAAGATGCTCAGAGTAAGATAGAGAAATATCATCTCTATTTATTTCTTCATACTTAACGCCGTCAAAAGAGTACCACTTACCTTCATCCTCAACAAATATCTCTATACTTGAAGGTTTTGGTCGGTTGTTGGCATACTTAGGATCTGCCTGTGCGGAGTAATACTGATCTAAGAAGAAATAAAGCTTATACCCTACCTCACCTGTAGGAAATTTATCAGGTACTAAAGGGAACCCCTTAGCACTAGAGAAGACAGGGTTTTTCTCGTAGAACTTCTTCATCTCAGGAGAAAGGTCTCTGAGTGATTTAGTGAAACCTATAAACCGTCCTTTATTTGCAGACATGTTTGGTTTGTTAGATCTCCTATTACCAAATGCATCAAATGCAGAAGTCGGGTTTAATGTGGAGTAATAGAAACGCTTAAGTTTGTTATAGTGAGTAGTACTTCTCTCAGCGTTTTCCTGATTAAGCTGTGAAATGAAGTTATTTGCTGACATCACTGCTATGTCTTTTATGTCAGCGGTTTTTAAAACATTTGTCTCTATTGAGCCATCTTTAGCACCTATCTCATCAGAGCGAGAAGGGTATGTATTTTGAACTGTTGGTATCCCGTAGAATTTTGCGATCTCGTTAAGATAAAGATCAAACCCGAGACCGCCGTTAAGTTCCATTTTGTAAGCTTCAGCGGTTTCTACTTCAACAGGATTAAGCTTAATGCTTTTATCTAACAGTTTTTCAGATACAGAAGGATGGATAACACCATCTATGATAGTAGCAAAAACAGATGTACGACTACTTACACCATCTTTTTCTCTGCCTTCGAGCTGATTTAAAAGACCTAGACTATCAAGTTCAGTAAAAGCAGTTTTAACCTGCTCTTCATACTGCGAAATCGTAGACTTAAGGGCATCTTTCTGTTTAGCCGCTAAAAACAAAGTTCTAAAGTCATGCAGAATAGACATGAATTTGTCTTGCTTAATCTTTAAATCAGACGCTTTAGCAAGATTTGACCTAAGCTCGGACTGTAGACCTTGAAGGTTTATGTTGAATATCGATAAAGACTCACCCTCAGGGTCTATAATAGTTTTAAAAAATTCAGGATCGATTAGGGAAACAGCTAGATTCTTTTTAGATAAGCTGTTGAGTAATGCCTTACGCTTTTCTAAATAATCCGCCTCTAGTAATTCACTACTCTTCTTAATCGGAGAACCTTCAGTGTTTGAAGACCCCTTCTTGCTAGGGTCTTTTTTAAAAGTGGACTTGCCGAGAGTCTCCTGGTTTTTGTAGTCGAAAGTCTTTGACCTGTCCTTAACAACCTCATTGTAGTACTGATCAAGGGCGTCTAGCTCGGGGGACTGATTGGAGAAATAATCTTCTATATTTCCTGATAAACTAAGCTGTCCGTTTTCTACAATAAACTGATTTGGTTTAGCTTTAAAATAAAAACCCTGATCAACGGCTTGCTTGATGTATTTATCTACAATGTACTTACTTAAAGTTGAGAGAGGTCTTTCGACACCTGTTCCAAGAAGTTTAAAAAGCTGGGTAAGTTTTACTGCAACTTTAGTTGAGGAGAAATCTACACTATCTTCAGGTCTGCTTAAACCTACGATTTCGGGAGCGTTGAGGTCGGTAAAACGGTTTTGCTCCTCCTTTAGTAAATCATTTAAAAGCTTTTCAGAATCTTGCTTAGTTAGGTTCCTGCCCTGGATAACCTGAGAATATGCAGCGAAACCGCTTAAACCTCCAGCAACAAGCTCCCTGCCCTCCTCATACGCAGACTTCTCTACATTCTTTACAGGGCTTTTAAGCTCCTTCTTTTTTGGTGCTGGTTTCTTTGGTGCTGGTTTCTTTGGCTTAGGCTCAGGCTCCTTAAACACAGGTTTAGCCTCTGGCTTGGGTTCAGCTTTGGGCTTCTTAGGGGTCTCCTTTTTGGGCTCAGGCTTGGGCTCAGCTTTTTTTGGTGCTGGTTTCTTTTCTGCGGGTTTTGGTTTTGATTCAGGCTCTTTCCCTTCATTAAGCACCTCGTTAACCAGAGCTGAGTAAGACTCAGTAGAATACTTATTGCTGGTGGCCTTCCTTAACCGATTTAAAACTTCAGAAACTGGCTTCCCTTGAGCGTTATGTTTCCTGACAAGTGCTTTTGCTTTATCGTATTTCTCTTTCGGAAGTGCTGGTTTCTTAGTCTCGGCAGAAGCCTTCGGCTTCGCCTCGCTTGGGGCTGTTTTATTCTCTACTTTAGGCTTGGGCTCAGGCTTGGGCTCAGGCTTTATGTCTGGAACAGGTTGAGTAGAAACTGGAGCGTTATCTACACGCTCAGTAAAATTCAAACGATCCAGTAGATACTGCTCAAAATCTATTCTTTCTTTACTGCCCTTTTGACCAGGTGCTAAGTCGGCTGTACTGAAAATGTTTTTAACAAGCTCTTTTAAAATCTTTATAACCTTTTTGAGCTCGGACTTGAGCTTAGGCTCCATAGAAAGATCATCGCCTTTTAGAACACGGGACATCTGCATCGCAAGCCACTCAGATCTAGCGAGAGATTTATTGCTTTTTAACTTTTCGTAAGCTTCTTTTCTACGGGATTCAGAAGTGTTTTTATTTGAGTACTCAAGTATAGAGGCTTCCTTCTGCTCGTCAGTGAGCATATCGTAAAAAGATTCGACGACACCTTCGTCTAATAAAAACTTTTCAGCTAGGTGATTCGACTCATGCAAAAAGGCATCTACAAGACCTAGCTCGGAGTTTTTGATGGTATTAAGGTTCAGGAAGAATATAGCCTCCCCTTTTTCGCCACGCCTAAAAGTAGCAGCACCGTCTTTCTGATTTAAGATGAAATGGATGTTTTTTGCGTCTACTCTCGACTCTTGACTGTATATAATATTGTCAAAAATAGCCTGAACTCCAACAGCTTCCATTTCAGACATCTCGTAACCGTTCTCAGAAAGCTGAGTGCTGAAAGCATCATAGCTACCAGGAGACATTGTGAGAGAGTTATAATTTGTGCCCCTGCTTTGGATTGTGTGGAATGAAGAGCCGTCTTGAGAAGGTGCTTGTTCTGGAGTGACTACCTTTGGATCCTCTTCACCTTCAACTAAATCTTTAGGCTTTCTCGGTGTATTCTTCTCCCACGCGTCTTGAACTTTTTGATCCTTAAATATTGCACGGCCAGTCCCTATAACTGCACCTGCTGAGCCAGGACCAAACTCAATAGCACCTTCTAGGAAAATGTCGTCCCAGGGTGTTTGCTCGCCCTCCTCTCGTGATAGCAAGTAGCCAGTGCCTTCACCTAGCATACCACTAGCAGACCCAGCTACAATCTCGGCAGATGAGTTTAATATAGCCTGACCGCTTCTTGACAGACCCATCATCTGAGATGGTTTACTTAAGGCTTTAGAAATGCGACCAGCGAACAAACCACCTACTGTGTCCCAGAATGCAACACCCCCAGCATAATAGACTGCTTTCTTACGCATCTTCCTTGAGATCTCCTCGTTAGACCAAGCTGCTGCGAAATGCTCAGGGTTGTTGATGTCAACGCCTAGACTTCCAAGATCTTCGAGAACTTTGCCGATGTAAGAAACTTGAAAAGAGGCTAAACCGAAACTACCAGAAGCACCTAATCTGAAATTTCTCCCGAATACTTTACCTAGTGTCTTGTTTGGTTTTTTAGTAACTAAAGCCTCAATCAAGGAAGCCCCGATCATGTAAGGACCTGCGTCCATTAAATTCTTTAAGAAAGCAGGAAGTAGACTACCCATCGACTCTGCAAATATCTCAGACATTACGACAGAGGCACTGCCTTCGTAATCATCACCGAACAGCTTTTTGAAAGCTTCTATAGGGTCTTTAGACTGGTTCTCTAGGAGCTTTAAATAGTTTTCTGTGTCTTTCTGCCTGGGGTTGTCCAGCTCTGCTTTAGCTGCTTCTACAATCTTAGATATTGCTGAGTCGTCAATACCGCCATCACCCGCTAATATGCGAATAAGATTCCTAGGAGTTCCCTGCTCCCTGTCGTACCCTCGAATAGAACCTTTGTATAATGCCTGACCTATTCTATAAAGATCTCCGAGCCAGTGCTGGGATGACTTTCTTTTCACTAATTCATTACCTAAATCAGCGGACTCGGCACGACCCAACGCCTCCTGCCAAGCAGAGAAAGCCATGTCTTTGGCTTGCATCCTTTTCTCATTCCCTGGCTTACCCCAATTGCTCCATGCCTCGACCCCTAACTCTGTATAAAGAGCGTGAGCTTTTAATACAGAAGAGACTACAGAAAGAGATGTTATCTTGTCCTCACCGCCTTCTTCTTCAATTACCTCATTTATAGGACGACCCTTGTACTGAGATATACCAGCTTTTCTTAAAAGATCTAAATCTAATACGAAACGCTCTTTCTCAGTCATACCTACAGGATGACCTCCAGCCATTCCTTTACTAGAGAAGAAGCCTCCCATATCCTTGAAGTCGCGGGACTCCTCTCGGTCTGCCATAAGACCCTTAAGGGTTTCTCTTAATTCTGCCCGAGCTTTGTGATTTAAACTAGAAAGAACATACTTAGCAGTAGGATCTATGTCTCCTAGTTTTGAGTCTAAAAGATTTTGTGCAGCATCATACTCCGCCTTCCACTGATTGTACTTCTTGCCAGATCTTTTAGGAACACCCTGTCCGCGAACATCCCCTATATAAGGATCGTAATCTGCAAACTTGGCTTTGTTTTTTGCTGCCTGAGCTTTTGCCTGTTTTAGCCAGACAGGTGCTTGTGTCTTTATGATGCCAGGGATGCTCGCCTCAAAATCTCTAAACTGACGATGTTCGATCTCTCGATCTAAGCTTCTTTTTTTATAAAGATCTTTCTGCTCAATTAAACGAGCTTCTTGTTTTTTTAAGTTAGCTAAGCTGTTTAGTTTTTCAGGGCTAGCGAACTGTTTAGCTTTTTCGTAATCTTCGTCTTTACCTAAAGTAAAAAAGGACTCACCTTCAGCAAGACGCTTGCTTGCGGAATCCATCTGGAATGACATCTCCTGCAAGTACTGAGATCTGTCATCATTTTTAAAATCAGGTATTTCTTCCGACCCAATATAACTAGAATATGCGGGAACTACTGCATCAGAGTAAAACTTATCTAGCTCCATTTCGCTAAGCCGATACCTGTTGTCAGCATCGCTTTTAAGCGTATCTATTTTTTTCTTAGCTTGCTTGAAATTCTCAAACCTTCTGTAGAGCGGTACAGAATCTGGGTCGTATCCAGGACCTTCTACAGGGTCGTAAAATCCATCACTATCTATATTAGAATCTACCTCTTGAGGCTGAGATTCGTATGCCTGTGCAGGTTGCTGTGGGACATACATCGATTGGTTTGGAGACCTCCTTACACGAGGAGATGTGTTGTCTATTTCAATACCATCAAAAAAAGGGTCTTTTGAAGGAGTCCTTTTAGAGTCATCAAAAGGGTCTTTGAATAGAGGATCGTCTAATCCTGACATATCTCTAACCTGCGTAGTTTTTTAACCTTCGAGCTAGTAATTGATCGGGGGTATCGAAATGCCAGCCACCCTCCCTGCGAAGCTGATCGTCCTTTCTTTTTTTGTACAGCTTTTCAAGACCTCCGTTATTAAAATCATTATATTTTCTAAGTTCAGCTTCATCAAAACGAGCCTGTTCGTCAGGTCTTAGCTCACCAGTTACGGGGTTTACACCACGCTCACGCATAGCATCTTCAGCGGTCATTCCGTGGTCTACTAGGTCTTTAGCTACTGACCTATCCCAGGTGGCTTCGGGTAGGTTAAATTTTTTAGCAAGCTGCTTTATCCTTGCTTGAGACAACGAATTGTCGTTCATGCCGTTTAACTTAGCAAAGTTTCTCGCCTCATCCATGCCCTTAAAAGGCTTTGCCGTGTTGTTGTTAAACATATCTACCGTGTAACCAGGTTTCTTTCTTGCCCATTCTGGAACCTTCTCGGCATCCGCACTCGCAAGAGCTAGTTGTTTTTGTATTCTGCTCTCTCGATCTCGGTTGTTAGCTAAACGCTGGCTTTCGTAAACCTCTCTTCGTGAGTCACTAAGTGCTAACGCATCGCTATTAGATAAAACATTACCTGGACTGTTCCTTTTAAGCTGCTCTAAGGCAGCAGCCCTCGCCATAGCGTTTGTGATGTCGGAGTCTTCTCCTGCAATAGTACCAGCAAGAGGTTTCTTTTGATCTACCACTTCAGCGTTATCAAAACCTCTATTGTTTTGGGCTGGAGCTGGAGTTTGGGCTGGAGCTGGAGTTTGGGCTGGTGGAGGTGCGTTACGCATCTGGTTTATGGCACCAGCTCCGCCAGTAACAGCTCCCGCTGCGGGGATGCCCTGCCCCAGCCTTCTAACGAAGCCTGCTTTAGGATCAGGTTTAGGTAATATGCTTGGTTTTGCACCTTTTAAGCCTTTTGCGAATTTCATTGCGGGAACTAAAGATAAACCATCAATTAAGTCATCTGTGTCCCAATCTCTTGTGTAGTAGGGGTCACCCATTATGTCGCCTCGGATGAAATCGTTGGCCATACCTACTGCATTGGCCCCAGCACCGAAAGTAGCACCTCCGAGCAATTTCCCACCCCTTTCGAAAATACCATCGTCATCCTCAATATCAAAAAATTTATTTATTGGATCTAAGGCATACTGGCTGTCGGTCTTCATCAAATGTATACTAAGTTATTGGTATATTTTACATCAACCGATTGCATTCCGCCGTCTCTTCCTTCTCATCATCTCTCCAAGAGGAACACGCATGAATCCGTCAGGGCACATCAAAGTAGGATTCTTATGTAGCATTCGGTTGGTAATAGCTTTCTTTTTTGGTATTTTGTAAGAGGTTGCACTCTCCATGTTGTATACAGCTATTGCACAGGCTAATACATGATCATCGTGGTGCCCTGGGGATGCTTCGGGCTTACCTTTATCGTTAACAACGAAGGTCTTTAGCTCCTGCATAACGCCTGCATCAGGTATGTCGATATTACGCTCCATAATTTCAGAAGCTAGGTGATCGATAACTGTCTTTCTTGTGAGCCTGTCAGTCTGCCAGCCGAAGCTTTTTTCAACCAATCCCATAGAATCTATTGTCTTTCTTCTCCGATATACAGACACTCCAAGGTCTAAAAGGTACTTAACAAGAGCTAATCCGCTATTATTGACCTCGGGGATTGTAAAAGCACCACCATACCAAGATGCCATAGCTGCTATCTCTTCAGCTAATACGCCAATGTCTATTCGGCTGTGGTGGACAGCTACTAGTTTAGCAACATGCCAGTCACCATGCCAGTCCTCGTAAGGAGCTTTCCACACCTGAGCAGAGTGAAAATCGGGATCCGCAGCTAATCCTTGCTGTTGTTGGTCTTCTCCAGTGCAGGTGTCAATGGAAATGAGGTATTTTGAGTCGTATTCTGGCTCTTCGTAGACCTTCCATAGACCTGCACGGTCTTTTACGAAAGCTGCATTCTTTCTGGCTTCATCTTGAAAAGTTACTGTCCCTAGCTGATAATCCTGTTTTTCTGAAGATTTTAACATATCTTTCACAATATCTGTGTGAAAGCGTGGGCGGGAGGACATTAAGAAACACTCATCAGGATCACTCGGGTATTCCTGACGGAATTTGCTGATATCACCATTACATTTGTCCTGAAGAACACGCCTTCTCCAGTGGAGTTGTTCATAATTTACCCCGAAACGCTCCTTTTCGGACTTCTCATCCTCGGTCATCGTGTCGATAAAATCCTGTTTCATCGACTCGTTTTCAAAAGGTGTCGATGAATCCTCAAATTCAAACCATGCTGCAAAAATCTTTGCCCACTCATTGTCTTGCACCCAAGTTCTGTAAAACCATCCAGTCGGTCCGTTGGGGGTAGAGTCAGCAACAACCAGAGAAAGGCTGTCCCCATCGTATAAACTCTGCAAATAAGCAAGTGCGGGGTCTTTTGCACCCTGCATAGGCCAGAATGCAACCTCTGTCATGTTACCTACCTGGACAGTACCTGATCTACCTGCATTTTTTGACCCTGCTGTTTCTTTCCCGTATACACTGCCCGAATCTAAAGTTATGGCATCTGCGAGGTTTCCCCCATTTTTGAGGTTGGTTCCTGTATCGTTCCAGGGAAACTGATCGTTTTCTGCGTACCTTCGATAGATTTCGAAGACTTTGTCGCTCGTCCCGCTTATGTCGCCCATAAGACTTCCGCTCAGATCTTCTAGCTTTTGCATATGATGATATGTGAGAGCCTGAGCACAGGTACTTGCCCCTTTTTGACGAGGCTTTAGTATGACCATTTTGCAAGGTTTTTGTTCTAGCTGGCATTTTCTATAATGAGCAAACATCCTCTTTTGTAGAATGTTTGGTTCAGGGCTAATTGTTTTGCCCCTTTTGTCTTTAATTACGGCAAAAGTAGTAAACCAAGCCTCTGGGTCTATACGAATAAGATCCTGAAGATGTTGTGTCTTGTCTTGGGTCATAAACCATATTGATAAGCGGCATCTATTTGGGCTCGCTCATCATCACCCACTCCATACAGAGGGTCTGTTTTTGCCTTTTGTAACTCTGGACCTTCCATGAACATATCAATAAGACCTCCTCCAATACCTCTGAACATCGGCATTTTGCCTGTCACCATTCCAGGTTTGGTCATCATTTCAGTGGACCCTGCGGGGAAATGCCCTACGATTCTTTTTGGGTTTATACTACCTGAAGGAATCCTTTTTGGGCGAAGATTACCTGAAAATTCTGAAAACCCTCCTGTCGAAGGTTTAACATTACTCTTAATAAAGTCTGGACCTGGTTTGTAGAACATATCCTTTGGTCCTTTATAGATAACCATTGGACTTTTACTTGATGTAGATCTAGTGCCTTGTGGTAAAACTGTAGTTTTGGTATGAGCGGCTGCTCGAGCATTTCGGCCCGCGTTTTTGTATGCTACTGAATCGGCACCTATACGCTGCATTAGCTTTTGATTATTTCCGTAGCCCCCAAGCTGACTTTGAGATACTGAATTGTTCCAAGCTGTGGGCCTAAACCATTTGTTTTTCGCCCCCTGTATTTTAACATTTAAACCGCTATTGTATACATTATCGAGAGTACCTGGAGCCACTTTAGACCCCCGAAAACCCAAATCATGGGAGTAATAATTGCCTGGAGTCATCTTGCCGTAGTCAAAGGGCACATACTTAGGTGACGGTACTGGAGCCCCAGGGCTGACGGCTGGCATGAAGGGTTCTATATCGTACTCTTCCATTAGCACTTCCAGCGACGGCGAGCGGCTTTGCCCCTCTCGCCAGTCCAGCTCTTGCTCCTTGCACAAAATGCTTTGCGTCGCTTAGCTGACTTACTGCCTTTCTTTACCTTGCCAGTAACAGCAGTCTTAAGCTTGGACCCAGGGTTAGCTTTGCGATACGCAGCTACACCCTTCTTAGTCATGCCAGCACCAGCTTTAACTGACCTGTAGTTAGCCCCTTTTCCCTTCGTGGTCTTACGAATCGGATTACTTGGTTTTCTTGGCATTATTTTCTACTCCTTCCTTTAGATTTTGGTACGCAATTAGGGACTTTCCGCCCTCCTTTGTTTTTCATTCCAACTGCTTTGTAATTTTTCCAGCACGGGGTTTTTTTAGTTTTTTTCTTCATTTCACCTTTTGTTTGGATGAAGACCTGTCCCAAGGCTTTTGATGGCATAGCTTGTCTTTTCCATTCTCGGGACAATGCCAGCACGGTCACTGAGACCTGCTTTTGCCTTACGATACTCATCGTGGTTTAAAAACTCCTTACTAGCCTCGTCATATTTGCCCTGATTCATGTAGTCCAGGGTGTTAGGGCTGGCTTTAGCCCCGAAAGAACCTCTAAATTTAGAGGACATTATCGGAACTTTTACATCGTCAGGGTATGACTGAAACTTTGGGTATTCAGAAACAAGCTGTTTATGCTTTTCCTGTATATCTTTTTTTAAAATAGCACCACCCTGCTGTTCTGTTATGTAGTTTCCAGGAGTTGCGTATTCGCCAGTATGACCGTAACCGATAGTTTCCCTATCGCCTTTTGTTGGTGTATAAGTCTTATGCCTAAATCCTTCCCTCTTCTTAAGCTCATCTTCTAGCATACCCCAGTATGTCGGGGTGTCTGCATAATCTACAGTCTTTGTCCTATTCAGGAGATGGTCTAACTCCTGAATATAAGGATCATCAAATTGAATTTCCGTATATCGGGTCTGTTCCATGTAAAAGGTAGTGCATTTTACCCTTATAATCTGGGTTTGGCATCATGTCTGGCCTAGGCGTGTACTCCATCGAGCCTCCGCGATCTACGGCTTCGGGGTACTCAAATCTAGGACTATATGTGCCTGTAGGGATTTCAGAGGGAGGGACGGGAGCGTAGTCAATAATACCCTGGTTTCTCATACTTTCATCAACTAATGAGTTGAAATCTGAAACAAGTCCGAGAGGTCCCATTAAACCAGACATTCTTAACTTCGGTGTAGGTCTTGCATGACCCATAGCATCGCGCATCTGCTGGGTCTTAAACTTTAACCTCATGTTAGCTGAATCCTGCTGATTGGATAAACTGCTTTGAGGAGAATCTATACTAACCCCACGAGTCGCTCGGTTCTTAATGGCACTGCTCATTGGAACCTTCTGGGAGTCTACACCAGACATAGGGGGTGTTTTTACACGATTGCCTATGTCGTCTAAGGCGGGAGGCATCTTAATTCTCTGAGAAGGCCCCTGAGCCTTGTAGTTTGAAACATTGAGTTTCTTCCTTCTTTCATCAACTAGCTGTTTATTCTGCTTTTCTAAGGCATCAACACGCTTACTGAGTTTATCAAAAACTTGAACGGATCGACCAGATGAAGATCTATTAACCTTTGTAGGCTTACTAGGCTCTCCCTTTATATACTTAGAACTGTAGTCTTTAAAATTTTGGTCTTTTAACTTACTGCCTGCACGCTTTAAACCACTTGCAACTTTACCTGCTACACCAGACTTCTCCACGGCACTTTTTACTCTCTTTGCTGCCGAAACCGCACCTTTGGCAGCTTTACCAGCTAAAGCTCCAGCTTTATTAGCAACCGATGGTTTGTCAAAATTAGCACCTCCAGAAGCTTTTTGGCTAGGTATGTCTTTCGAAGACATAAAAATCTTACTGCCAATCGCACCTGCATCGCCCTTGCCTAAAGATTTCCTAAAAGATTTAAGATTATCGTCTACCAAAAAGGCAGCAGGCTTACCGCCATCGCCTTTGATGTATTTTAAAGGTTTTCCCGCCTTCCTTGCACGCTCTAAGGTCGATTGTAAAAGCGAAGGATCTGATATTTCTACATAACTCTGTGCCATGACTACTCTGCTTCCTCTTCTATGTCTATTTCTGATTCAAATTCTATGACTGTTCCCAAAATTTCGTCTAAAACATCGCTTGTTGCCTCGGTCATTTCAATTTCGTCAAGATCAGACTCCTCCCACCACCGATTGTAGAGAGAACCAAGCTCGTTTTTGAACTTAACGATAGGGGATTCATCTTTACTCATCCAATAGTTCTGCGTTTGCCAGGGAATTGACATAAGTATCCGCAATATCTCTAAAACTATGGGCAGATTGCTGGATTTTTTTGATAATTTCCTGCGGAGATGCTGTTTTTGAAGTGTTATCGGTCACTTCAATCTCTGCTCTCGTAGCTGGCTTACCAAATCCATACTCCAGTAGTAGTTTTGCGGAGTGATACCTTACATTATGGTCAGCAACTCTGGCATATTGTATGCCTTTTGGCTTCTCAGGGTCTCTGTAACGACTTGTTTTAGTGGCTTTTAAGCCAGTTCTAAGCACATCCAACGCTTTTTCTATGTCTTTGTTCTCTAAGAAGTCGGCTATATCCCGCTTCGTTTTGGAGGAACTCTTTGTGTCTATTGCTACGGATGGCATACACAGGAGAATAACTTAAAAAATACCTACATAATACCGTTTGTAAAAGGATACCTAGTCGATTGTTTTTTCTTTTTTAGGTAGGGGGTGGAGGTGGGGGGGAGGTAATATTTTTTTATTATTATCATCATCATCATAGTCGTCGTCGTAGCGGTATCGGGGGGAGGTGGGGGTACCTTGAGTACCCAATACTGACCTAATGCAACGGTGGCGAACTCAATGTCGTTGTCAACCAACGCTTTATGAAAACATTTCACTAGACTTGAAGTCTAGCGTCTCGCGTGCGCGCGCATACCCTACTGTCCCAGGATGGTTGAGAACTTCATTGAGTGGATGATATTAGGCTTGCGACGGCTTACAAAAAAATGCACCGCCATCCGAATTAACGGACGACGGTGCTTGGCTAAGGGTTAACTAGTCAGGTCTGCATCTCCTGCGAGGGTGAATGCTTTTTCCATTTCGGCAGCTTCTTCGTCTACTGCGTCGAGCTCGTAACCGTAGATAGCTTTCATCTTCTCCTCTACGGAGAGGCCTTCTAATACTAAGTCATCTTTCTGACTTATGATATCGAGTTGGTTCCTCCCCGAGAACAGGACATTTAGTTCACTTGGATCGTTAGGGTTATTAACGATATCAACAGGAATCCCCGACGGGAATAGGATTTGCACTACTGCAATCCATGCCTTCCAATCCCTATCCCCTTTTGAGGGTACGGATTTTGGGCATTCAATACCTGTTCTGAAAGCAAGGGATGCACTGTGTTGTTGCACAGTATTTATCCCTTTCTCTTTTGTACTCGGACTCATCCCAAAGGTAGCGATATTACCTCTGGTTAGGCAATGGAATCTAGCTCCATGCCTGTTTGGCATGTTCGTTATCCATGATGGCTTAACCATCTCGGTTCCTAAGCCTACCCTAATTCCCGATACCATTCTGTAGTACCCGTTTGCGTCCTTT